TTCGTAATTGGTTGTAACTATCTGTACAGAGAATTTGAACCAGACTTGTTAATTGCACAAGACACAAAAGTTCTATTTGATATGGTAAAAGACAATGTTGAAATACCAGTTGTTGCACCTTTATTGAAATACAATTGGGCTCGTCAAAATGGTAGTGCAGAACTTAAAAACTTTTATGCTTTACGTTTTCCTTCATTTCAAATGACACGTTGGAACAGTGGCGATGTAGCAATCTATGTTGCGGCTTTGTTAGGATTTCATCTAATTGAGTATATTGGTTTTGATGGTGGTGCTAGCAGCATTTACAGAAAAGACGATGGAGTGAGTTTTGTAAAGCAAGTAACAACGAACAGAAGAATAACTGCTATACGAAAAAGTTTTGATAACATAAAAATAAATAGATACGAAGATAAACTGCAAAGTCCTTCTTTGTAACAAACAAGATTTTGTTAGAGTGGTGCTCTTAAAAAACAAGTTCGAACGTTAAATGTTATTAGAGAACTTAAATGCCTAAAAACTTTTAAACATAATTCAGCATTTTATTTTTAAATTAATAATAAAAAAGGAGTAAGCTAAATGGCTTTATCTAACGCAGGCTCAACTGTATCAAACGCATTCGTAACACAATTTGCTGATGACGTAATACACGCAAGCCAACAAAAAACATCTAAACTTGCGAATAGTATTAGAATAGTAAGAAACGTAAATGGTTCTACTTACAAATTCAACACTATGTCAAAAGGTGGATATATGACTAACAAAAGTAGATTTGAAGATATTACAGTAATGTCTGACAGTTCAAAATCAATGGGTGGCTCTGCTACTTACACTGGTGGTGTTGCTGCACACGCAACTGTAACTGCTACTTTAAACAACTACGTTGCTGGTGAATATGTTGACGACTTCGATCAATTGAAAACTAATTTTGATTTTAGACAAACATACGCAGAAGCAATTGGTGGAGCACTAGCAAGAGCATATGATTCAGAAATCATTGCAAAACTAGATGCATCATCACCTACAACAACAGTAACTGCAAGTGGCGGTTTAACTAAAGCAAAATTTTTAGAAATTGCTGAAGGATTAAACTCTAACGATGTAGACACTGCTGACAGATATTTGGTTATGTCACCAGCAGCACTTACTGACTTACTAGCTGACACTGGTGTTACTACTGCGGCTGATGGTGCAATCTCAAATGTTGCTCTTTCAACTGGTTTCATACCAAACTTTTTAGGATTCAATTTAATTGTTTCTAACTTGTTAAGTCTAGCATCAACTGGTGTAAGGAGATGTTTCGCATTCCAAAAAAACTCAGTTGGTTTGGCAGTTGGTAAAGAAGTTACTGCATCAATTAACTACGTTCCACAAAAAGTTTCACACTTAATTGCTGGTGAATTTTCTGCTGGTGCGGCGGTTATCGATGCAACTGGTGTAGCACTAATCAACGTTACTGAATAAGGAGTAATCCTCGTTCATTTTGAAAGCCGTTGTCATTGCGATGACGGCTTTCTTCTTTTGTACTCTACATAAATATTAAAAAAGGAATTGAACAATGGCATTAACAAAAATCGATATTTGCTCACAAGCATTAACTAAATGTGGTGCAGACACTATTTCATCATTTTCAGACGGAACACACGAAAGTAATGTTTGTTCTGTTATGTACGACACAATTAAAAAATCTTTACTTTATTACACGTTTTGGAACTTTGCTATTATTAAAGTTCAAATGAACAGATTGGTAGAAACACCAACTGATAAAAAATTTATATACGTTTTTAGTTTACCAGCAGACGTAATTAGAATTAGAAGTGTTTTTGATAAAAATGGACATTCAGATTTTACATATAAGAAAGAAGGACAAAAAATTTATTCTAACAATCAAATTGCATTTGTTGAATACGTGCAAAATATGGAAGAAACTTTTATGCCTTCATTTTTCGTTGAAGCTTTAGTTTCAAAAATTGCAACAGAAATTAACGAAGCAATTACATCAAATGGTTCATTAACAGATAGACTTGCAAGTGACTTTCAACAAAAATTACGTGCGGCTAGGATTGCAGACGGACAAGAAAATCCACCACAAAACATTATGCCAGCTGGCAGATTAATAGAAGCTCATTTAAACAGCAGTACATCAGACAGATTTAGACACGAGCAAAATTAGATATGGGAATACAAAGGTATACACAGACTACCTTCACACAAGGCGAAGTTGGTAGCTTTATTAAAGGCAGAGCAGAACTTGGCATTTATAGAGCTGGTTTAGAAACTTGTGAAAATTTTATATTACTACCACAAGGTGGAATAGACAGAAGACGTGGGTTTGAGTTTATATCTGCAAATTTAGACACTTCAACTTTAGCAGACGGAAGTACAGATGTAACGACTGGTTCATTTCATACACAAAGTAGATTAATTCCTTTTAAGTTTGGTGACGGACAAGAATACGTTTTAGTTGTTGAACCAGCAGACACAACAATTTCAACACAAGCAAAAATTCACGTTTATTACACTGGCAGTAGAGTTGCAGTATTAACCAATGGTGTTGATGGNAATAGTTTTAATATCACAACTTCAAATATAGCAGACATAAGAGTTGCACAAACGTTTGATGTAATGATTATGGTTGAAGAAACAATGCCACCATTGCAGATTGTTAGAGGTACTTCACACACAGATTGGGCTGTAAGTGATTTAAATTTTGACTTTTATCCAATGGTTAATTTTAGTTTCGCAACAACATTAACACCTTCGGCAAAAACTGGCACTGGAATTAATTTAACTTTAAGTGATGGAAATTATACGTGGATACAAGATAACTTTCCAAATGGACACGTTGGTGCACACGTAAGAGTGAATGCTGGTTTATGTAAAATTACATCTATTAATTCAGACAGTGTTACTGCTGTTGCTGATGTNATAGAAGATTTAGCAGACACAGTTGCATCTACTGGCAATGAATGGGANCTGACTGCATTCTCAAATTTTGATTCAACAATAGGTGGTGGTTACCCTCGTTCAATATCTTTTCATCAAAACAGATTAATTTTTGGTGGAAGCAGAGATAAACCACAAACTATTTTTGCATCACAATCTGGTGACTTCTTTAATTTCAAACCAACAACAAGAGTTGTAAGTGGTAGTGACACGACTGGTGAAGTTACAGATGATGCTGGTTTTGTTTTTACTATTGCGTCTGATGAATTAAACATAATCAAACATTTAGTTTCACAACAAGCATTGTTCATTTTTACAACTGATGGTGAGTTTGATATGAGTGGTGAACCAGTAACTCCTACTAACGTTTTAATAAGACAACAAACAAGATACGGAATTAAAGCTGGCACAGCAGAACCAAAAGTTGTTGATAATGAAACTATGTTTATCGACAAGTCTGGCAAACAATTAAGAGCATTTGTTTATAATTTTAATACTGATGCGTTCAGTGCAAAAAATTATTCATTAGTCCATCACACTATGTTGTCNNATGCCACACAGATTGAATATTTAAAAAATTACAAAGATACAAACACAAACTATGTTGTCGTTGTTAATAATGGTGACTTGTGTGTTATGGGTGTTAATGTTGAAAGAGATGTTGTTGGTTGGAGTAGATGGACAACAGAAGGTTCATTTTTACAAGTGTGTGAAGTAGATGATAGTTTGTATGCTTTAGTGACACGAGCAAATGGAACTTTTTTAGAAAGACTTACAACAGAAGATATATTTTTAGACTGTTTTTTATCATCATCTAGTACAGCTTCTACGTATGCTGGTGCAAATGGATTACAGTCACAAACAGTTTCTGTACTGGCAGATGGCACAGTACACGCAGATGTGACAGTCAATGCAAAAGGTAATTTCTCACTNACAAGAACTTCGCCTTCTACACAGATTGGATACAATTATACATCAACTGCAAAAACTTTACCTATTACATTTCAAGTTGGAAACAGTCTTGTAAGTGGTGAAAGGATTAGAAAGATGTTTGCAGAATTACAATTTTATAACAGTAAGAGTGCAAAAGTAGATGGACGTGTTGTTCCATTTAGATTTTTAGGCAATAACCTTTTAGACAATCCAATAACTGGATTTAACGGAATAAAAAGAATTAGATTAAATGGCATAGCACAACAACCGCAAGTTACAGTAACAGTAGATGAACCTCTACCAATGACACTTTTATCGTTATCAACAGAATGCAAATTTTCGACTGGCAAGTTTCAACAAAGATAAAGCCAACTAGACACAAACTCAATTTACCACATTTTGAATACGTGGTGAATAATTGTCGTATAGCAGACAACAAAGAGATTGAACTAACTGGTTATACTAAAAAAAGTTTAATCAACATTTATCCAAATTTGGAAGATGGATTAACTGGTACACAAGAACACGACATACCTTTTTTAGTGGCTGGCACACAACTTGTTGATGATGCTGTTTGGTATTGGTTTTTAGCAACACCATTAGTAAATCATTATTGGATAAGAGTAACACGTGAAGCAAAAAATTTAATAAAGAAAAAGAAAAAACAATACCAAAATAAAAGACATCTTGTGCAAGTATGGAGTGGACACAAAGCAAGCATAAGTTGGCTAAATATTTTAAAATTTAAAGAAGTCAGTCATTACTACGTAGGAAATGAAAAGATTTTAATTGTGGAGAATCGAATTTAATGTGTGCACCACGTAAAGTATTAACAATTGCGGCGATAGCTGGTTTAGCAGTAGCAACTGGTGGATTATCAGTTGGAGCAACAGCTGGTGCGGCTAGTGCTACAACAGCAGCATCTTCGGCAGCAGTAGCAACTGGTGGTGGGGCTTCGTATGCTGCCACTACTTCAACATTATCATCATTAACAACTGCATTAAAAGTTGGTTTAAAATATGCAAACGTAGCCGCACCACTTATTGGTGCAAGTGGTATGGTTTATAGTGGACAAGTTCAAAAAGGAATTTTAGAACAACAAGCCGCCTTCTCTAACTTTCAAGCTTCACAAGAATCAGAAACTTATGCTTTAAGAAAAGATCAACGAAGACGAGAACTTGCACGAGCACTTGGTAAACAAAGAGCACTTTACGGAACAAGTGGTGTTGCATTAGAAAATACACCAACAGATATTTTGGCTTCTACCGCACGTTCATTTTCGGAAGATGATTTTTATGACAGATATGGAACAAGTGGCAGAATGGTTAGTGCAAATATAAGTGCAGACAATTTACGTATGAGTGGTGAACAAGCACAGTTAGGCGGATTGCTTAATGCTGAAATGACACTAGCACAAAGAGGTACAATTTAATGGCAAAAATACCTACCTATAATTCTAAACTTTCTGCACAGCCTACGTTTACAAAACCAGTTGCACCACGTGGTTTAGCAGAAAATATTAATTTAGTTGCCAACTACGCCAACAACATTGCTGATAAGAATGCAGAGATAAAAGGATATGAACAAGGCTTTAAACAACAATCAGAAAGTGTTGGAAACAACTTTGTTACATCTAATGCACCAAAAACTTCTTTTGCTGGTAGTGCTTTTAACAAAGGTGCACAAGCCGCATATATGTCAAACTTTAAAACAAAAGCTGAAAATGAGTTAAATGATTTTGCTGTACAACATCAGTATGAACCAGAAAAATATAAGAAAAAATTTGAAGCTTACAAACTAAAAAATTTAAGCAATGTACCTTCCACGTTACTTCCTTTAACTACACAATGGTTAGATAGTATTGGGAATAGATTAAACAGAGGTGTTATCAATAATAAACTTACATATGATAAACAGACAGCAGTAGTAGATATTACTAATAGATTTGAATTACTTTTACCGCAACTATCAGATTCTATTAAAACAAATGGTTTCGACACAAATACATCAATAAACACATATGCGGAATTACTGTCTTCTATTACAGCATTAGAAGACGATAATGTTAATCCAGTTACAATTAATAATCTAAAATTAAAATTAAAAGACGAAGTAATAAACAGTTCAGTTATAGATGCATTTAATAAATCTGATGACAAACAGTCTTTTATTGCACAAGTACAAAAAGGCGAAATAAAAGAAATTTTAGAAGATGTTAATGAAACTTATAAAGTAAAAGGTTTTGAATTTAACACTTCACTTTCAGCAGTTGACAGCTCTAACCTTTCTTCAAAATTAAACACAATCTTAAAATATGATATGACTGAAAAGAAAGTTGAAAGACAATCTTTTGTAAATGATTTTAATACGTGGTACTCAACAAGCATAAGTGGTTTAGATGCTGGCGAAACACCTAATTTAGAAACAGCAAAAAATTTATATTTTGATGATGTTAAAATAAATGAAATGCAAAATAAAATGGATATCATCACAAGCATTGCACCATCGATTAATGAAAGTAGATTTGGAACAGTAAGTGAAAGTCAAAATTTATTGACAGAAGCAAAAGCAGAATATTCAATTATATTACAAGCACCAGCTGGTACAGAAAGAAATAAAGATATAGAAATTGCTGAAGCAAAAGTAGATGCAATTACAAAAAATGTGAAATTTAAACAAGATGCCATTGCAGAAGGCAATCCATATAAAATTTTATCACTACAAGGAATAACTTATAATTTTGATAACGAACAAGAAATTACAAAAGCACACGAACTTGTCAAAAGTAACGTGGGTATATCAGCTGATAGATTGCTTATTATGCCTAAATCAAATTTAGAAACATACAAAGGAGAATTAGAAACAGCTGACACACAAGCTAGTGCATTGGCAATTGTTGCAAAACAAAAAGCACAATTTGGAAAGTACACTGAAAAATTTTTGTTAGATGCAGAATTAGATGATGGTTATCGAGTAGTTTTTGATATGGTTGAAAAAGAACCAGCTACTGCTGGCACAATATGGCAGTCATTAAAAGACAAAGAACAAAATAAAAATGCATTAAAAGATAGCAGAACAACTTTTGCTGATGATGAGAAAGCATTTGCAACCTCTTTTAAAGAAAATTTTGGTTCATCATTTAGAGGTAATGAAGATTTATATAACGACATTTACGAAGGTGCTTATGCATATTATCTTAAAAATTTAGCAACGATTGGCGATAACGAAAAAGCTATTAACAACACCATTGGTAAGTTTGGCAATGAAGGCGGTATCTATCAGTATGTAGATATTAATGAACAAAGTGTTTTTGTTCCACAAAATTTAGATGCTGTTGCAATTAAAAACAATGTTGAGGATATGTTAGAAAATCCACATAGGTACAGCATTACAAGTTCAGCAAATTTCACATTACAAGATGTTGTTGAAAACAAAGATGAGTACACTGTTGTGGTTGAAGGCGGTAGTGCAAAAATTATACAGAATTCAAATATTTTATTCGCAGCAGAAATTTATCAAAAATTACCAAGTGGCTCAAAACAGTTTGTTTATTCAGATGTAATGGTTAATACAGATGATGCATACAACACAGAAACTTCAATAATTGATTTTGATGAAACGTGGAGTTATGACAAAAAACAAAATTTAAATAAAAATATTAATAGTCAAATTAAAGATACGAAAATAGTTGAAGTACCTACTAGCACATTTGAAGTTGGGACAGCAACAGTCAACACTTCTACATTTGAAAAAATAACTCAACTAAAAGAAATTGTTTATAAAGAAACTGCTGATGCTGATGGTATGAACTATGTTGATGTTTTTTCTGGCGACATTGGTGTTACTGGTAGAGATATGCAAAACTTAAATGCAATCAGTTTGTATATGAAAGATGGTGAACTTAAACCTTACATTTTAGATTATCTGTCAGAGTTTGATTATCTTTCAAAACTTAAAAATTTAGAAGTGCAAAAAGAAGTTTTAGAAAAATGGAAAGTTAAAGAAGAAAGAATTAGAACAACTTCAAACGTTGAAAGTGTTTTAATGACTCCATTACAAAGTTTAACAGATATTGTTAGAAGTATCAGTGTAGAACAAAATAACACAACATATGAAAGTGGCGAAGCTCCATTAGTACCATAATGAGTGCACTTACACCCCCATCGAAGTTTGGAAAAATCCAATCGGTAAATGATATTCAAATACCAAAAAGTTCTGTGTTTGATAATTTGGGTGTTGGTACGAAACAAGGTTTTGAAGAAACAACTTTAAGTTACGCAAAAGATTACAATTTGCTTTTAAGAGCACGTAGTGGTGCAGATGATGTAATCCCATTTGAAGAATGGAATGAAAGCAATCCGTATTACAGAGAAGATATAAGTTGGAGTGAAGATTTAAGTTGGGAGGTTGCTCGTAACATACAAGACGAAATGTCATTACAAGAAGAAGCACAAGCAATAACAGAACGTGCAACTGGTTTAGGTAAGGTTGCAAGGTTTGGTGGAATGTTTGCTGGTGCGGCACTCGATCCAGTTAATTTTATTCCATTTACATTTGGTGCTGGCAAAGCTGTAAGTTTTTTGAATCGTGCGGCGAGAGTTGGTGCGGCAAACGCAATTATAGAAGGAACAACAATTACTCCACTTGCACTGGCGGCTGAAAAGGCACGTGGTGTTGATATGGAAGTTTCAGATGTTGCGTTGAACATTGGTTTTGCTTTTGGTGCTGGCTTTGGTTTATCTTCACTGGCAGATGGAGTTAAAGGTGCATACAAGATGGCACGTTCTGCACAAATTAAAACAGATAAAGAAGTGTTAGATGTTGTTGACACAATTAAAAGTCCGTTAGATGAAGGTAAAATTTCAACAGACGTAGACTTGGTTGCTACAAAAACACTGTTGGGTGCAAATAGACTGACTGGCACAGCAGATGCATTAGACACCAATCTACTCAAAAACACCAATATAACCAATCTAACCGAAACACCCATCATCGTTAAAACAGACGGAACTGTATCAAAAAATATAAAAGACAGAGGTGCAAAACTTTATAAGGAAGATAATTTTTTAGTAGTTGAAGGAAGTAGATACGACATTGTTAAAATAACCCCCACCCTACAAACAAGAATTACAAAAGAAAATTTTCCACAAATATTGTTTAAATTTACAGACACTTTAAATGATGAAGTCATTGCCATTGAAAGAATTACACAAAGAGTAAAAGCATTAGAAAAAGAAATAGGCAGAAAGGCAGTTTTAGACGAAACACAAGTTGAAAGAACACGTGTTAAAATAGAAGAAGAAAGTTTTGACATCGAATTAGATGATGCTACTGGCAAGGTAAAAGAAATTTACAATGTTAAAAATGGTAGACGTACAACCAAACTACCAAAAAAAGAATTAAAACAAAAAATTAAAACTCTTTCAGAAACAGTTGAATTAAAGAAAAAAGTATTAAACACAGAATTACAAGACAGCTCTGTTGAAAAGATTAACGAACAGCTTATTTCAAATAGAGGTGGCAGACTTATGTCAGATGAACTTCTAAAAACAAAAGAAGTTTACAGAACTAAAAACATTATAGAAGCAGCAGATGAAAGCAGAGGAACATTATATAATTCTGCAAGTAAAGAAATTGACACAATGATAAGTGCAGTTCTCTCACAACCGATATTTAAAACAAGACAATTAAAAGATTTAGGTATTACGTGGAACGCAAAAAGTGGAACGTTAATTATAAAAGATTCAGCAGAAGCAAGTAAAGATGCATTAGGCAGAATACTTGTTGATTTGAGAAACAAACAGCAAGCATTAAAAAAAGAAAGAAAAGCAATAGAAGATTTACATATCTGTTTGCCAAAAGGAAGTTAAAATGACTAAAAAATGTTTTGATGATTTTGCAAGTACAGTAGGCAAAGTTTTAGATAATAGTGAAAAAGAAAACTTATTACAAAAAGTTCGTTCTAACAAAGAACAATTAAGAATTGATGGAAAAGAAATTGACACCACTGTTGGTGATAAAACTGCCTTACAAGTAAAATTAGACAGAGAGTTTCAAATTAAAACAAAGAATACAGTTGATAACACAATAAGAAGATTAAGCACAGAAACACAACTTAAAACAAGATTTGAAGAACTTGATAGTGTTGCAGATACAATCATTGCAAAAGATGGCAGAGTTACAAGACAGAAAGCATACCAACGTGCATTTATAAGTTTNATATACAACACAAACGATACGACAGATATTCCATTAGAAAGTATTGAAAAAAGTTTATTTCAAAATTCGTTAGGTGAGTTCTTGTCAAAAACTACAAGCCAAATTGGAAGTGATCCAATTAAGTTTATACAGAAACAAGAAAACTTTGACGATATGTTGACGGAGTTTTTTGTGTTCTTCAAAAATCCAAACAACGTTAATTCAGTCACAAAGAATGTTAATGCATACAAAATGGCAAAAGAGTTTTTTGATGCAAAATATAAGCTGTTTGAAAGACGTAAACAAAATGGTGATAACAACATACTTTTAGACAACAATATTAAAATTAGATGGGCACAAAATAAGATTAAAAATGTTGATAAAGATAGTTTTGTAAATGAGATAGCTGATGGGTTAGATATGGCGGTACACGGCGACATAGATGCACGTAGACTGGTGGCTACACGAATTTACGACAACTATACACAAAAGAGTTCACCAGATTGGCGAGAACAAGGCGATACAAATTTAAAAGGTATTTTCGATGGTGATGAAGCAAAACCAATTGATGATATGCCACAAGACAGAGTACCAAGTTTAACATTTAAAGATGGTGCAACTTTTAATTCATTGTCACGTAAATTTTCAGACGTAGACAGTCGTGTGTTACTAATGAATTATTTTAATAACACAACGAGAGAACTTTCGTTGGTACAGTTTTTTGGTGCTGATTATAAAAATGGTGTAAGCAGATTTATTAAAGAATTAGAGAACAATCAAAAGTACGACAATGCATTTAGAAGCAAAGGTAGATTAGGTGAAGTTGATGCTGTTAAAAGATATTTNGATAGAAAAATAAATCCAATAATTGGTGAAACTTCTAAACTTGCAAGTGCGTTTACTACATTAAGAAATTTTGAAGCTGCATCTAAACTTGGTGGAGCATTCATTACTGCACTGATGGACACACCTATTATGATTACTGCTGGCAGTAGATTGTTTGGCTTACCTACCCCACAACTTCTTTCTACAATTTTTAGATTTGGAAAAAATGGTTCACCAAAAGATATGAATGACTACGCACGTTATATGTTAGAAGGCTGTGAAAGTTATTTGGGTGCATTACAAGAACGTTTTAACGTATCAGATAGTTTAACAAATTTTGGAAAAATGGAAGGTGTAAGTGTTAAGACTGCACACGCAGTTTTTAAGTTGAGTGGTTTGAATTGGTGGACAGAAGGACGTAAGGCAATGGCGGCTGGTGTTTACGGACAAGAACTTGGTAGACTTATTAAAGCTAAAGTTCCATTTGAAGAACTTAATCCAAAATTTAGAAAGCAATTAGAAAAGTTTGGAATTAGAGGTGCAAAAAAAGGTGGTGAAAGTGAATGGACAAAATTGTTGAGAGAACAACCACTTGATGAACGTGGAAGAATTGATCCGTATGCAATAACAGAAGGCACATATGAATTTGCTTACGGCAAAGCAAGTACAAGACAAAAAGTGAGTTCAGCTTTACACGATGCTGTTGACACAATGGTGATGACTCCTTCACAATTTGATATTGATAGTGCCGCACTTTTCAACGATCCACTTGGTGTTGGCGGACAAGTTATAAAATCAATGACACAATTTAAAGCACACCCTATTTCAATGTTTAGAAAAGTTTATATGAGAATGTACAAACAAGAAGGTTTGTCAGCAACAATTAGCACTGCGGCTTCGTTGGTTGCTTCATTAACATTTATGGGTGGATTAATTGTACAACTGAAACAATTTTTAGCTGGCAAAACACAATACAAACCAAACAATGAATTTTTTGTGAGAGCAATACAACAAGGTGGTGCGATGGGTATTGCAACAGACTTGTTTATGATGGCTGGCGGTGACAACGTTTTAAGAGCAGTTTTTGGTGGAAAAACAAAATATCAATCACCAGACAAAAAGGCAATGAATGTATTAGGTGTGCTGTTTTCAGATTTCATAAAAGTAACTTCTGTTGCAACAGAAGTGCCAATCCAAACAGCAAAATATCTTTACGATGGCGATTATAATTTTAATAGGTTGATGCGTGATTCAACAAAAACTATTTTAGATTTAGTGCCAGCACAATCGTTGTGGTACACGAAAATGCTTTATCGGAAATACCTACACGAATATATGGCACAAATGGTTGATGGCAAAGGTTACGCAGACAGAGAAAGAAATTTGAGAAGGTATGCACGTAAAAACAAAGGACAGTCAAAATATAATAATTTCATTTATGAATCACTGCCGAATTTTTTACCAAATCAAAAATAAATATTAGCATATAGGAATTCAATTTTATGACAGTTACAACATACACAGACAGTGCAAATAGGCTAACTTATAACGCAGATTCTTCAACTGCTTCTTTCACTTTCAATTTTGAAATTGCTGACTTAAACTCAATCGAAGTATACGTTGATAATGTTTTAAAATCTATTTCATCAGATTATTCAGTAACATTTAACAGTGGCGAAAGTGGAACTGGTTCGGTTGTTTTCACA